TCCACCACTTGGTGTTGGATTTACAGTTGGTAACGTTATTAACTCATTGGAATTTACATTTGAAGTTATTCCACCACCAACTCTATAAGTAATGGTTAAAGTTGTGTTGTTTGGGGTTTCACCGAGTGTTGAATACTCATCACCTAATAATGGGTCAATAGCATTATTTAAATCATTGGTTTGTCCTGGAATAACGATACCAATTTGTTCAGTATTAATAAACCCTTCATCAACCACTTGTCCATTTTTTAAAATACCATTACCAAATACCAATGATGTTGTGTTATCTAAATTAGTTTCACGAGTAAATCTTTTTGTTGTTGTAATATACGTTAAGGAGTAAGGAACAGCCATGGATGACAGTAAACTACTATCTGAAGTTGAATAGGCTGAATCTCTATTTATATCATCAGTATAATGAATAGGAATTGGAACTTTGTCTTGTGCTAAAAAATCAACCTCGTACCAATTATCACCATTTGAATCAATACATGAAATTATATCAATTACATTTTTATCCGGCAAAACGATTGTTTTAAATTTCTCAGGAGTATCAATTTGAAATGAAAGAGACTTCTCCGTAGCACTAACAGCTTTAACAGTTCTTGACAAGGTATAACTAGATGCTAATCCAGATTCATCCTCTAAAGCTATGGTGTCAGTATCAGCTGCTCCTGATATTTGAAAATCAATGGGTTCTAGTGTAGAAAAAACAACATTAGAATCAGTAGATGATACAATTTGTATTCCAACATCAAAAACTGCAGCGTTTGAGTAATCAACTTTTGATGCGTCACCACTTGCTGCGTTTACATCCGATGTAAAAGTTAAATCAACATAGGCTGGAACAATGGGTTTAACTTTATAACCAAACATCTTAGCCATAGTGATTATATTTCGCCTCTCCTCAGCCAGTGGTAATAATAACTCACGATATTGTTGGTCGATATAAAATGATAAAACGTCACCAACATATGCATTCATTTCCAACAACATCATACCCGGTGATGTTTCATTGAAATCACGATATGTGTCTGGAAAATAAGACCTCGCATAATTTATTAATGAAGATTTAATAGCTGTAAAATCTTTATTTAAATAATTTATATTTGACTCTTTAAAATTTTCTTCACCATATGTTGGCATTTTTTATCTCCAATTAATACCCACCACCACCGGCACCACCAATGGAACTACCTATTGATGTGGACTCTGCTTCCGATACAGCATTACTACTAAAGTCCAAACTCACAGACTCTAAAGTATTCGGGTCTTGTTTTATATTAAAAATTATTTCTAATCTAACCTCACTAGAACCAACCACACTATCACTATCCCTAGTTCTTATTTGTATGTCTCTTATTTCTACAAAAGGTAAAAATATTTCAAATTTATCTAATATTGAATCTTGAACACTAATTAGTTTTTCTTCTGTCATATTTTCAAAAAGAACTTTTCTTAAATTTAAACCTAAATTTGGTTGAAAAAATCTTTCACCTTCATTTGTTGATAGTAAATTTCTTATGTTATTTTTTACGGCTTCAATGGTTGTTGATGTTGAAGCGAAAAATCCACCCTCACCCTCACCTCTACGAATGGGTAAATCAATACCAATTTTTACATTAGAATTATTATCTTCAATATATGGTTTTCTTGACTTATCTCTAATAGCCATTTATACTAAGTCCTCTATATCTTCTCTTATTAATTTAACAATTGTAAACTCTCTCTGACCATCCTCATCCTCTACATCAAAACCATCTTGTGAATTAGGGTCTTCTCCAATATAAACATAACCAGTTGATTCCAATCCACCACCATCTTTACCTAAATCTAATCCTGCTAATTTAGCACCACCCTCTAGAAGTGGTGTTACAGCTTTTTCTATTTCAACCTCCAATGAATCTATTAATGCACCTAACCCAAGTGGGTCTCCTATTTTTTTTAGAGTTTTTAAAACTGGCTGATATTCACCCAATAAAGTTTCTAATTCAATATTTACAGGTTGGTCAGGTGTTTTCATTTTTTCAACAACAACAGGTGCGTTTAATTTTGTAATTCTAAATTCGCAACTTGTTAAAAAATTAACAATCGCTTCTTTTGTATACTCAGCTTCTCTTTCAACACGAGATCCATTGGATGTATCAATTGATTCCGTTGAACCAGCATCTTCAGCAGCTTTTACTTTAGCATCAATTAAATCTTGTTTTAAACCCATTATTATCCTCTGTGTTTTTGTTTATCTATTTCTAAACCTTTTTTTACGACTGCACTATAATCTTTTTTTAAGAAATCTGGAGTTTGCCCATCAACAGATATATTTGGACTTTGATTGTTCATCATATCACCATATTGTCCACTAATTAATTCATTCATTCTTGATGAATCAAATTTTCCACCACCCATTGTTTTCCATTCTTCTCGCTGTGCAGTTTCATTCAATACATCATTTAATACTGAATTATTTGTAAATGATTTTTTTTCAACTATTTTTTTTGATTTTTGTTTGGGTTGAGGTGGTTGTTTTAATTCAGTTATCACTTCTTGAATCGCCATCGCCACTTCTTCCCTAACTATTTTTCTTATTATTGTTCTTATGTTTGTTTTCTTTTTCATACTTACCTCTTTTTTAATTATTCGGTGATGGGTTTGGTTCTATAAAATGTTTTGTGCTTTTTATATTGTTATCAATTTTGTTTATTATTTGATTAATTATTGGTTGAATTCTAGTAGCGTACGTTGGGTCTGAGGTTATACCCATTGGTCCTGAACTAGTCATAATTTTAATCTCTGAAAATAAGTTTACAATTTCCTTTAAAACCTCTATCAACTGTTCACCTAAAACTAATGAATCCATTTCTCTTGATTCATTATTAATATTTGGGTTACCTAAAAACGTATTTTCCGATTCCATAATTAAATCATCATTTGTTGATATTGTTAAATGTCGTCCAGTGCCTATATGTATATCTTTTACAGAGGACATAAATATATCGTCAAATTTTGAATTTATAGTTACTCTATCCGAGTGAATTAAAACTTGATTTTTATTATATTCATAAATAAGTTGTCGAGAATTAACTCCACCATTTACATTAGAAACTAGTTCTCCCATAAATCTATTAGCCGGATTAATAGTGTCCGATGCTAGTGTAAATCCAAAAACACTCTGCTCCAATACATCATCCTCATAACCTTCAAAATGTTGTTCTAAAGTTCCATTAGATGTGATACTTATTATACTACCATCACCTAAAGTTTCATGATTATTTAGTGGGTTTCTTTTATTTGATAAAAAAATGTATGGAAAATTACTACGACTACCTATTCTTAAACTGTTACCATGTCTACCTTCCATTATAGTGTCACCGGTAGTTTCAAACAAACTAGTTCCATAATCTAAATCTTGTTTTCTTTTTTTTGTTAGTCTATTAAAAAACGAAGTTTTATTAAAATTTTGACTTTCACCTTTAACACCCCTTGGACTAATTGAACCAAGGTTATTGTTTTGTAGTATTAACTCACGTCTAAAAGATGGGTCGTCATTCCAAGTTGGGCTATTTTTATCTGTGTTTAAAGGGCCTAAATAATATTTAATTTTACCAATTGTACACAATAAAACAGGATCTCCTTTTGATGGTACATCATTCATAGTTCTAAATAAAGGATAATACCTATACTCCTCACCAGCAGAAGCTCTTGTCTTGTAAACTTTATCACTGTAATGTGGTAATGCTATAATAGAGTTTATAGTATTTAAGCCATTATATCTTAAACTCTCATCGGAGTGAACAACCTCCACACAATATCCAGGAACAAATTGTAAATAAAAAGGTACCGGGTACTCTTTATTCATAAATCCTTTTACTGTTCTATCAGGTTGTGTTACAAATACCGAACCCATTAATTACCTTTCACATTAATTGTTTTATTTTTTATATTGTCAAGTCTATCACTTTCATTTTGTAAGTCTTGAACTGTATCTTGAAGCGTTCCCATTAATTCCTCTTTTTCAGCATCTGATAGTAACATAGACTCATCAGAGTCACCTTGTGATTTAGATATGATTCTTTGTAATACACCAGCGAGTTTTACCAAGTGTTCATCATTACGAACAGCCGTATCCATATATTCTTTTATAATAGGTGCAACCAATACCACATCATCAATGGTTGTTATAAATCCGTGAATTTCTGATATTAACAAATCGATTTGAGTTTTACGCTTTGTAGTGTTTTCGTAAATATCTTTTGTTAAGTCTTGAAAAGTTTTTCCCTCAAATATTTCTTTACCATCTGACATACTATCTCCCATTAGATGTATTTATTCATATATAAATATAAAATTTGTAGGAAATTGATTAAAATAAAAACTATTCGATTATAGTAAATTTAAAAAAAGGAGCCAGATGTGTCAACTATAATTGTACCTTGTTTATAGTATTTATTCAATATTTTTTTGTAGTGTTTTTTTAATACATTGACGACAGTTGTTATGTGAGCTGTTTCAACATTTGTCATTTCTCTAATTAATATGTACAAAGCTTTTTTATTAAAATTTTCAATGTTTTCTCTTTGCTTCATTAAATCTATAATAGCATAACCTATTTTTAAATCTCTCTCTTTTTTAAATATTGTGTTTAAATTAATATCAAAGTACTCAATTATTTCATCGGTTAGTGTAACATAATCTGACTCTGTAAATATATCAGCTTTTCTATACTTATCCAACACCTCCATTTTTTGATATGATTTAACTTTTTTGTAATTATTATTATTATGAAGAATAAGATAATTTTTAGCTACAACTGAAAAATAACTAAATGCCTTTGAACCTTTTGTGTGGTCATATTTATGAATGTTCATTACCATAAACGCCACAACCTCATGTTTAACATCTTCAAAAGGCATATCAAAATAAGTAAACTTAAAAGTATTAATTATATTTTCAGCTAATTTATCAAAAGCTTTGTGAATTCTAGTTTGATAAATTGTATTTCTATCACTATTGTTTTTTGATGAATTATATTCAATAATCGCGTCTTGAACCTCTTGTCCAAAATATACTTTTCTTTTAGCTTTCTTTTTTGGCATCTTGTATCTCCTCTTCAAATATTCCATCTAAGGATAATTGAATTTGTTTTAATTGTTGAAAGAAAAAACCAGTTTCATCATCTGATTCATAATGTCCTTTAGAATCTACAAGTTTCATTTTTTCTGTTGAGAATTTAATTACTTGTTGAATTTCTAAAATCAATTCCTCATATTGTGTTATTCTTCGTAAAGAGTAATATACCAATAAAGATGTAAATATACTAATTAAGAAAAATAATATTGTTAAACCTATCCACATAATAATCTCCTAATTAAACAATTCATCAAATTTTGATTTCAAGTTGTCTACTTGTTTTTGTTCATCTTTTGTTTTTGGAACTTTTGTATTGATTGGCTCTTCAACTTCAGTTCCACGTTTCCATTGGTCTGACTCAATATATGTTGACATCATATCAGCTTGATGTAAGATATGAGGCATGTTGGAACGAAGTCCAAAGTCAGGATTGTAAGACATTAAATAAGCTTTATTAGCTTCATCATACATCCCATCTGTTAATTTAATTCCAATGTATTCTTTGTCTGTAACCTTAATACCATAATGTTGAAGTAACCATAATGCTCTATCAGGTACTTTCATATATTGTAAAGCTGGATTGTGTTTATAAATTTCATCACGATTTTTTCTGTGCCAATCTGAGTCTTGTGGAATGTAATAGTCGTGTTCTAAATCACCAACCTTACCTAAGTCGTGATGTAGAGCGGCAAACACTAACTCTTCATCTGTGAAGTTAATGTCAGCTCCGTTCTTCTCCCACAATTGTTTTATTTCAAGTGAGTGACTTACAATATGAAGAATATGTTCAACATATCCACCGGGCATCGCATTGTGAAAATGTCCTTTAGCACTCGCAGGTGCAAACATCATTCTATCTTGAAAGTCATCATACATTTTTAACAAATTATCTCTCCTATCATCACCTATATGTGTATTGATAATATCTATTAATGTATTCCAATTTTGTTGTATTTGCTCTGCTGATAATTTTTTCATTTATTCTCCTATCCATTCATAACCATATTTGGTAAATTTAATTTCTTTATATTTTCTTAAAGCGTTTCTATAAGGACTAAATTTAATTCTTACACCCCAACCAAGATAATCCAATATATTTTTCTTTGTT